ACACCAGCCGCGCCCAGTCCAAGCAGCGCGGTCTTGGCCGCGTTGCTCGCTGAGAACAGGCCGCCCTTGATCTCCTCGCCAAGATCGCGGATTTCCTGGCGGGCCCCGCCGGTGTCGGCCTTGACGACAACCCGGACCTCGTTAGCCATTACCAATCACCCCCGCTTCCTCCAGCAGGGCCACGTGCCGCAGCACCCACGCCGGCGCCTCAGCCGCCGTGTCAGGCGTCCACGCGGGATACAGCCGGCAGAGCCTGTGCAGCATCATGGCCTCCTCTAGCTCGGGAGGGATGACGATAGGGCGGCCAGTGTCGGGATGGGGTCCGCCCGGGGCGGCTCGCCAGAGAGCGAGCTCCCGGGCGAGGTGGGGTCCACCCCGCTCACCGCCTGCCGCCACTGCGGGATGAGACGGATGCAGAGGTCAGCGGGGAGCATGGTGAGCATGGCCTCAGCCGTGCATTCCACGGGCTCCCCGCCAACCTCGGCATTCCATGATGGTTTGACGGCCTCGAACCACTCGCGGAAGAGCGCCTCAAACGCGTCGCCGTCATCGTCGGCGTTGGCCACCTCCGCCGCCCGCTGCTGGATGCGGAAGAGGGCGCGGATGGGCACCGTCGCCGAGCAGCGGATTTCGAGGCCCTTGTACGGGCCATCGAATTCGAGCACCACCTCGCGCGGCAGCTCGAAGCCCATCGCTAGCTCCAGGCCGGGACAGTGCCGTCGGCGAGCTGGCCGGGCGCTGACCACGTCAGGCCGCCGCCAGCCTCGCGTGACATCGAGTAGTCAGTGAAGAGCACTTCCGCCGCGATGGTCTGGCCGCTGTGGGTGATGGTGACCGTCCGGCCGAGCTGGTTGGTCGCGAGCGTCCGGTAGTTCTTCAGGACCGCGTGCGACATGTTCACCGCGTCGTTGAAGATGCCATTGAGCGTGACGCTGAAGTCGGCGAGCAGGTGGATGCGCTCGCGGGCGGACTTGTCCACGCCCGTGACGTCCTGCACGTCGCTTGGCATCGCCCACTGCAGATTGGTGATGTCGTTCGAGATGTTGCGCTGGGTGCCGGCCGAGTCGTCGACCTGCACCGACAGCCCAAGCCCGGATTCCTTAGCCATTGATTAGCCTCCCTGCGCGATGCGCGCTGTCGTGAAACTGATCCCGCCAGCTCTCCCAGCGGGGGTGTCGGATGAGCCGGCCGCGCCTCTGCTGGAGGTACTCCGGCTCCCGCTCGATGGGCAGACGATGCTCGCGGAAGCACCGCTGGCCCGGCTCAAAGACGTACGCCTCCAGCCCGGCCGCATGCCCAACGTCCTCGCCACGGGCAACCCGGTACCGCCGCCCCGACCGCTGCACCGCCATCCGAAGCTCCGGGTAACGCGAATGACTCGGGTCCAGGAGCGTCACCCATCCCTGCAGGTAGTGCACACAGTCAACCTCCTCGCACGTGGCCTCCCGCCAGTGCGTCAGTACCGGCCGCCGGATGGCGAAAACCTCCATCGCTACACCTCAAGTGGTTCGCGAGTGAAGACCACGACGAACTTCAACTGCGAGAACGTCCCCGTGGTCCGCACCCGCAGGTAGCGCTCCACCGCCGCCGTCTTGGACGCCGACTTCGCCACGTAGGCACCCGGCGCCGTGAGCGATGTGAACGAGGTCAGCGTGGCCCACGGGTCGCCACCGCCGTCGTCCTGCGACTCCTCGATGAGCACCGTGGGGTTGCCCGACGTGAGGCTGATGACCTGGAGATACGCGGCCCACCCGGTCGACGTCCCTGCGCCGTTGTCAACCGAGGCGCCGGTGGTGGCGTTCGCGTCCGTCCGGATGCCCGGCGTGAGCTGGGTGCACCAGTCAAGGCCGTTGCGCCCGCTCAGGCACTGGACCGTGAACGTCAGGCCACCGGCAGCCTCGCGGCTCCAGTCGAAGTTCACCTGCCGGGCGACCATCGCCGCCGCGTGGTTGCCCAGCCCCTGCCCCCGCAGGTAGGTGACGATGCGCTCCTCCGGCGTACGCGGAGTTTTGAGTGCTGTGAAAACGGCACCCGGGTCAACCCGCCAGAAGCCGGTGAACGAGATTTCCCCATCCGCCAGGCCATAGATGCGTTCCCGCCCACCGGACGAGATGGCCGTCACGTCGATGGCCTCCGAGCTCAGCCCGATCTTGCTGATGGCGCCCACATCGCCGCTCGCGTCATACCCGGCGACGAACAACCGGTCGCCGATGCCACTCTGCTTACTCACTGATGGCCTCCCCCTCGTAGTCGTCGATGAGCACGTCGAACAGGAGCTGGTGATACAGCGGCGCCGGCTGCCCCCCAACCGCCACCCCGTCCGCCAGCGGTGCGATGACCCGCGATGCCGGGGTCATCGTCAGCCGCGTGACCAGCCCACCAAGCGTCGAGTCTGCCCGCAGCGCCGTCTTGACCGCCCGCAGGGTGTCGGCCATCTCCACATCCAGCCGCTTCACCTCGCTCTGCGCCGACCTGGCCACCCACGCCAACACCACACCGAAACGATGCGTGGTCATGACGTTGGCCAGTGTCTCCTCCTCGGAGTCCTCGCCGTCCCACCACACCGCCGCCAGCCGCGAGACATCTGGCGCCTGGAGGCCGACACCCGTGACAACCGCGTCGAAACGCTTTCGTCCGTACGGGCCCGTCTGCGCCGCCACAGCGTCCAACTTGGCCTTCAGCGCGTCGATGACGTCCTCGATGGCGATCACGACAGCGCCTCCACGATGGGCGGGGCGAAGATGCCCTGCTTCTTCACCTTGTTGAGCGCGTAGATGGTCCGGGCGTAGAAGTCACTCGTCTTGCGCAGCCGGCGCCCTTTGCGCTCGCCGAACGCCAGCCATGACCTTGTCGGGCGGTTGTTATGGCTCTCCAACACGCTCCGGTGCCAGATCCGACGCTGTCGTACTTTGCCTTTCTTTGTCGTATATGTCTCAAGGCCACCCCGTCGCACCGAGATCACGCCACCCCACACATCGGTCGGCGTGATGAACACGTACCCGGCCGTCCCGGCTTTTCGGCGCTGGATGACCCGGATGCTCGACACTGTCCGCCCGGTCCTGACCAGCTTGTAATTCAGCATCGAATACTTCATCGTCTCGGCGCCAATTTCACCGAGCGCCAGCAGCCCCTGGGCAACGGCATCGTGCATCCGCTTGCCGGCGTCTGGCTGAAAGAGCGGACCGGACACGTCGACCTTGACCAGGCTCATGCCACACCCACCCGCCGATAGGTCACCAGCAGCGACCGGATGGCCGCCCACGCGGTGGACGACCGTGACTGGAATCCAGACACGCCACTGCCGCCTACATCGGTCATCACCACCGAGCCCTGGTAACCCGACAGCTCATCCCAGCTCATCCGCCCAACCCACGCGAGCAACGCCCGGGTCAGTACCGGGGGCGGCTCCACCACCGACACCGCCGCAGCCGTGTGGCTGGTCGCGGTCGTGCCGTTGATGCCGCGCCTCACCGTGACCGTCGAGCCGCTGACCGCCTCCACCGCCATCCGCTCAGCGCCAACCAGGATGGTGTCGCCCGGCCAGATGATGTCCGTCACCGGCCCGCTCATCGTCAGCACGGTCGCGGAGATGTTGGCGGTCAGGGTCACCCCCGTGGAAATCAACCCGTGCGGGACACCAAGCGTCCCGGTCAGCTTCAAGGCCCGCGGCCACGTGGGGATCGCGCCAAGCGCGCCACCCGGCAAGAGCCGGATTCGCCAGTAGGGCTTGCCCACATCCGGGCCCTCGGTTGGCTCCATGACGTAGTCAGAGCTCGTCAGCGTGAGGTCGTACGTACCGTCCGCGTCCGTGTCCGCCACCAGCGAATCCACCGAGACGACCGGCGTCGACAGGTAGGCCACCCTGCCCCACTCATTCGCGGGGCAGAGGCGCGTGAGCGAGATGTACGTTTCGCCCTTTCGCTCGTAAGCCGGGTAACCGATGTAGTTATCGACCGCCCGGCTCATCTGCTCGGCGATGTCGAGCAGGCGATCGTCCTCGCCCGTGTGGTCCGAGCCCAGGTTCGCCGCGCGGCGGAGCTGCGGGAGCCGGGCGTAGAGATTCATCGCCGGCGTTCCCTCGGCGCCGGCCGCGTCACGCTGCCATCAGCAGCCTGTTCCTCACCACCGCCGTCAGCATCGACCGGCTCGAACGACCCCGGCGAGTCGCGCAACAGAAACTCCGCGAACTCGTCGGGGACATTGATGGTTTCCCCCTTGCGATAGGCCAGCGGGCCGGCCTGGTAATCTGCCACCACTCGCAACTCAGCCATCCGTCACCTCCAGAGCTGGTGGGAGGGGGGCTCTCCCCCAGACCCCCCTCCCACCGGGTGGGTTAGTCAGACGTCACGTTGTACACGCCAGCCGCGACATCGGCGCCCCAGCGCTGGAAGCCCTGCCGCGTGTACAGCTCGATGAGGAACTGGTCGGTCCGCTGGACCCTGTCCATGAACATCTGCATGCTCCGGTACTCCCCACGGAGCCAGCCGCGCACGTTCACGACCGTGAGCTGGCCCAAGGTGTTGTTCGCCGGGGTGGCCGAGAGCTTCCCGTCCGCTTCAGTCTTGGCGGCATACGCCGGAGAGATGACCGGGATGCCGAAAATGGACCCGACCTGGCCGGTCAGGATGCTGGCCTGCGGCCCGAACTTGTCGACCGTCAAGAACTCCGGGAAGAGCATGAGTTTCGTCACGAGCCCCCGGTTGACCACGATCCGCAGGTTCTCCCGGTCGCTCGCCCAGTCGATGCTGTCGAGGGCATTGACCGAGTTGCCGAGGCCCGCCAGGCGGGCGATGGCGCTGGCGATGTTGGCCAGCGAGATGCTGCCACCGGCGCCGTTCACAGCATTGCCGGCATCGTCCACCAGCCAGTAGTGGCGGATGCCGTCGAACGCCAGGTAGTGCCTCGTCGCGGCCGGGGCTGCATCGTCAGAGTTGATGTTGCCCGTGCCGGCGTTCGTCAGGTCGCCGTTGTAGACGGCGCTGCCGAGATACAGCGCGTAGGCCTCGCCAAGCTTCTGTCGCAGGAGCTCCGCAAACCCAACGATGGAGTCCTCGTTGAGTTCAGCGCTCCAAATCTGCTGAATCGTGAACTTCTTTGCCGTGAGCGTCCGCCGACCCGTGCCCGTCTTGCTCGTCGCGTACGGCGTCGCGTTGGCGTCCACTGACTCGCCAACGAGCAGCATCTCCGGCAGCGAGCCGTCGATCGGCACGTAGGTCGTCGGCGCCGTCATCGTGATGGACGGGATGGCCGCCAGCAGCGAGTCGCGATTGCGGGCCGCCTGCCACAGGTCCTGCACGTACTGGGCGCCAACGAGCTCAGCACCAAACCCGGTCTCCTGCGTGTCCATTGCGCGGGTCCGCGGGGCGGTCATCGCGTCGTCCGAGACCGACTCCCGCACGATCTGCGGAGGCGGCATCAGCTCGAACATGTACGCGCGCCAGACCCGCTGGAGCTCCTCGCTCATCTGGATGTCGACCGGGCGCTCCCGCAGCTTGCGGGCCCCCTCGATGAGCTGCCCAACCAGCTCAAGATTGGCGCGGATGCGCCGCTCGTTCTCCTCGCGCCCCTGGTCGTTCCTCCACCAGAACGCCTCATGCGCCGTCCGAACGCGGTCCGTCGCCGCAGCCCGCACGCCCGGCAGCAGCGCCGTGTCGCGCTGCACTTCGCCAGCCGGCTCCTCCGCCGGCTTTTCCTCAGGCTTCCGCTCAGCCACTTCGCGCAGCGCCCCGATGTCGCCGCGCATCTCCCGAATCTCCCCGGCCAGGTCAGCCAGCCCGTCCCGCAGCGCGGCGGCGAGCTCGACCACCGGGTCGGTCACCATCTGCTCCGTCATCTCCCCCTCCTGGAAGTCATCTCCCGGATGGCGCCCGCGATGGCCAGCAGGCGGCGGGCGCCCTCATCCCCGCCT